CGGCGTGACTTCGGCTCTGACCGAAGCCGGCACCGCTGCCGGTGTGGTCGGTGCTGCTGTGCTGGTCGTCGTCGTCGGCATCAAAGCCTTCAAGATGATTCGCTCGGCAATGTAATTTCGGCCCGGTCGAGATTAGGGGCGCTCTGCGTCCCTTTTTTTTTGTCCTAGTACAGGGGGTCGTAATGGTCGAAAGAGAAGTGTTCGCTAGTGCCTTCGAGGCCCTGTGGCAGGGCCTCGGATCGTTGGTTAATTCGTTTGGAGGGTCTATGTCCATCATCGTGCTTGTTGCCATTATCGGCGCTTACTGGATTCTGTTCCGTGATTAAAAGAGTCCTCCTCCTGCTGGCCGTGATGCTCCAGGCGCTGCCGGTAATGGCTGCTGCGCCTGACTATCCGGCGACTATCGTCAAGGTCTATTGGAACGGTAATTCTGACAAGTTCAGTAACGATCCTGCTGAGGCTTGCACCAAGCTCACTACTGCCACGTTTGTGACTTCGTTCACGTACATCAACAGTGTTCTTAACGGGCTGAAGACTCACTCGTCTAATTGGAAGTGCTCGTATACGTCCGGCAGCACGACTGGCACGCTGTCGCACACTGCTAGCTTTAGCTGCCCGTATGGCGGGACTGTCCATTGGTCGGGCGGTATGTGTACCGGCGTTCCTGATGGTGGTGGGCCTCCACCTGAGAACCCATGTGGCGACAAGAATCCGATTATTCGGCGCTACAACTATGGCCCCACTGGCCCGTATATCTCGCCTGACAATTTCGCCGGGTGCAAGGTCACGCCGGTTTCGATGAACGCTTGCTATAAGACCTCGACCGGATCGTTTTGCTATTGGACGGTTGTCCGGACTGGTGAACCCTACACAGGCCCTGACAATGGCGCGACTGGTGGCGGTAGTACCGACCAAAATCCGCCGCCTCCGAACTTGCCTCCTCCTGTGGCCTCGCCGCCTATCACGCCGCCACCTGCTAAGCCTGAAATGTGCTCCACGTGTCGGCCATGTCCAGCCGGTACGGTGCAAGCCGGTATCGGGCCTGATGGTGTGCCTATGTGCGTTGGAACCGGGACGAATCCTCCTCCCCCTCCGTCGACGCCTACCACGACCACAAATCCGCCGATAAAGACGACTGCTCCTGATGGGACGACCACGACCACTCAGACGACGCAACAGCCGAATAAGGATGGTTCGACCACGACCACGACCACGACTACAACCGTGAAGCCGGATGGAACTACTACCGTGACGCGTGACTCTGCCGTGTCCAACAGTACCGCTGGAACTCCGGGGTCTACGGATAAACCCGGTGACGACGATAAATACAACCTCTGTAAGCAAAACCCGAATCTGAGCATCTGCCGGGAGTCGTCCGTGCAGGGTACATGCGGCCAAATTTCCTGTACTGGCGATGCGATCCAGTGCGCGACGCTTCGGGCCGCGGCAGCGATGGAGTGCAAACAGCGCACGGATGATGATGCATTGAAGGCCCTTCCGGCCTACGCAAAGGGCCTTGCGGCTGCGAATGGCAATGATCCTGAGGCTTCCACTCTACCAAGCGTGAAAAACGCCTCTGTGGTCGATATGCAGAAGATGGAGGCCTCGGGATGGATTGGCGGCGGGCAGGCGTTCAAGGATGTTTCCTTTTCCGTGCAGGGGCATAGCGTCACGGTGCCTCTGAACGAGTGGTCAAGCTATCTCGTCGGCCTTCGGTACGCGCTGATGGTGGTCGCAATGTTGGTTTCATTCCGGATGCTGTCCGGTGTCATTCTGAGGGATTAAAAATGCCTGCTTTCCTTTGGGCCTTGGGTGGCCTTCTCCTGAACCTTGTCGGCTCCGTGGCCGGTCGCGCTCTCCTCGCCTTGGGTATGGGCTTTGTGACGTATAAGGGCTTCGATGTCGGCGTTAATTGGCTCCTGCAGCAGATTAAAGACAACATGAACGGGCTTCCGGTCGATATCGTTCAGTTCCTTGCTTTCCTCTGGGTGGATAAGGCGATTGGGATGATCTTCTCGGCCTACGCTGCGGCGGCTGCTATTCGTATGGCCGGATCTGGCACGATCACCAAGCTCGTGACGAAGGGGTAATGAATGGCTATCGAACTCATTACCGGGCTTCCCGGCAACGCCAAAACGCTGCACGCTCTCGGCCTGGCTATCGAGCGATCGGCACGCGAACAACGTCCGGTCTATTACGCTGGCCTCAAGGGCTTCAAGGCTGACGATCCTCGATTGAAGGGCATCACGTGGACGGAGTTCGATCCTCTGAATTGGCATGAGACGGTGCCTTCCGGGTCGATCATCTTGATCGATGAGGCGCAGAAAATTTTCCGTAGTCGGACGCTGGGGACGGTGCCGGGGAAACACGTTACCGAGCTGGAGGAGCATCGGCATAAGGGGCTGGATTTCTACATGATTACCCAGCACCCTTCATTGATCGATCCGGCTATCCGCAAGCTGACGCAAACGCACCGTCACATGATGCGGATATGGGGAATGGAGGCCTCGACGGTTCATGTATGGAACGGCGTCCGGGATGCGTGTGATAAGGCGGGTACTCGTACCGATTCGGAGAAAACGAAGTGGAAATTTAATAAGGCCCTGTATGGCCTGTACCAGTCAGCCGACCAACACACTATGAAGCGGTCGATTCCGGCTCGGGTAAAGATGCTGGTCGGCCTCGGCGTGGTCTTTACCGCGCTGCTCATCTACATCGGCGGCTTTCTGGCTAAGAAGTTTCAAGGCGAAACCCCGCAGGGGGTCGAGCAATCGGCCACCCAGCAGACGACCGCCGATAGGCAACAGCAGGTTCCGGCCTCTCAGGTGGCCTCGGCTCCTCCGGTCGATCCGGTGGAGGAAATGCGCGAATACGTGCGACAGGAGACGCCACGCGTTACCGGGCTGGCCCACACTGCGCCGAAGTATGACGAGATAACGAAGCCTGTCCGTGCTCCTGTTCCGGCGGCGTGTATCCAAATCGGTTCGCTCTCTGCTGGCAAGACTCCAGGCTGCAAATGCTACTCGCAGCAGGGAACGCCAATGGCGGTCGAATACAACATGTGCATTTCCATTGCTCAGAATGGCTACTTCCTCGACTTCGATCCTGAGCAAGGTCGGGCGCAGGAGCAGAGGGCGGCAAAGGGGCAAGAGGTGTTGTCCAATAGGCCCGATTCCCCTCCTCCTCCTCGCTCTACGGGTTCGCAGATCGTGGCATTTGCGGATATTCCGGATGGGCCTCGGGTAAGCGGTGCGGCTCCGAAGTGAGGCGTTCCCGCAGTGACCGGAGGGCACAAGGGAATGCCGAACGTAGGGCGCACAGAATATTCGTTAGGCGTCACGGAAAAAGCTTGATTAACCGTGACGAGTCACGTAATATCTTCGTATTGTTCTTTCTTTCTCAGGTGTAAGCATGGTGGCAAAAACAGGTGCGGCGGCTGGCGATCTGCCGGGGGTTCCGAAGAAGCGTGGGCGTCCGGCGACTGGTACGGCCATGACTGACGCGGAGAGGCAGAAGAAGCGACGGGCGAAGCTGGCGGCCGAGGGTAAGGAAGTGCTCGGCTCGGTGGTGGTGTCGAAAGAGGTACGGGAGGCGTTGTCCAAGTACGTCGAATTTAAGGATATGACGCTCGGTGATGCGGTGGACAGAATTCTGCGTGATCGCTTGCTCCGGAAAAGATAGGAGCCTTCAAAACTCCTTCGTCCTGTAGACCATCAACTGAGGTCGAGCATAGGGAAGGGGGCGGCTCAAGCCGAGCGAATAGCGAGGGAGCCCCGGAGGGGCGAACCCCCGGTCTCCAAAGCGCTCCTCCAGAGCGCGTGTTGTTGACCTGGAGTGTTCCTCTGGCAGTACAATTAACAGAATGTTTCGGCCAAGAAAAAGGGTAGCGCGATCTGGACAATCGCCTACCCGGTGGCCAGATCGACAACACTTGACGGCATCGGAAATCTGGTGGAAAAGAGTTTACACGAAAATGCGCCCCTGAGCGCCGCCGATGAGGCATGGAACAACGAATATCATATTTTGCTCAAGCAAAATATGGCCGGATATGTCGAGCGCGGCCTTTCTGCTGAGCTTGGTCGGCTCGCGGAAATCGCGAACCCCCCATCTAATAATATGGGGGGTAACCTACCCAAACCCCCCCCATTTTTACCGCATGGTGAAAAACCAGCGGGAAAAGTTTCCCAAAAGACAAGCCTAGACTGGCTTGGTTTTACCTCCTCTGCTGAGTTCGAAGAAGTGCGGCATCTGATCGAAGCCGTGTGGCCTGATGCGTTGCTTACGAGACACGTTCGGGGGATGCCGGGATATCCTGAGGCATGGCAAATTTCGGTCGATGCGGTGCAGTACGGGATGATTGGGACGGGTGCCGCGCACGGTCGGCACTTCGTTTCCCTGACGGGTACGGCGTGCAAAACGCTGACGGATGAACTGATTTCCATGCTGTACGAAGCCTTCCACATCGAGCGCTGGAATGCTGCTCAGCAGTGCATGGAGTCGGTTTACGATATCCGCCTCTCTCGCGTTGACTTGTGCTTTGACTTCTATCGCGGGGAGGTCACCTTTGATCACGCGATGAATGCGTACAAAAACGAGCGTTTCAAAAACCGTAAAGGGGGGCGCAATCCTCAGCTGAAGGTGATCGATCTGAGCAGCGATTCTAAGAACCTTGGGCGCACCATGTACGTGGGCAAGCGTGACGGGGAGGTAATGGCCCGTATCTACGAAAAGGGCTTGGAAGTGTTCGCCAAGCTGCCGGAAGAACTGCGGTTGTTGTCCGAAGAACGGGAGGCGCTTTACGGCTCCGAGACACTCCAGGCGGATAACTGGCTGCGTCTGGAGGTCGAATACAAGCGCGTCGATAAGGACAGGCCTTTACCGTTAGAAATGCTGCTGGAGCGGGACAAGTATTTTGCCGGGGCTTACCCTTACTACGCTGACGCTCTCCAGCGTGGCGACGGGCTGAGGCCTATCGGGATGAAGTCGGAATTCCAAGTTGATCTCGATGCACTCATGGCGAATGCAAAGCGTTCTTATGGCTCCCTGATCCACTCGCTAGAGCAGATGGGGTTCCAACCTGCCGAAATCGTGCAGCATCTGTCGTCCGGTCGCCACAATGACAAGCTTGTAAAGGCTGGATTAATCAAAAAAGTCACGGAAAGTCTTGCCGAAAAACGGGCGGCTGACCCGGATTTCGACATTCCTTTTTAGCAAGTTTCCGTATTTACCGGGGCGTAGTCCTTTAGCAATTGTTTAAGCTCCGCCTCCGGCGTGTTTTGGAGCGCTGCACGAATGAGAATCGAGCAAAGTTCCCCCTTCTGAGCGGCTAGTTCTGCCGCTTTGACGCTCAGCATTCTGTGTGCTTCATCGTCTATCTTGACGTTCTTTACCATCTCCGCGCGTCCTAATTGTCGTCAATTGTCACGAAAAAAATTCGTTGACGCAGAGAATTCTCCCCGTTTATTATCCTTTCCGCTGGTTATCTTTTTATCCGATTATCTTTTTATCCTGAGGCTGAACAATGAAGGCAAACGTGTGCGGAGTTAAGCGAATGGCCGGGACTGCTAAGCAGTCCGGTAATGCTTACGAAATGTGCAACATCGCCGTGCTGATCCCGGTGGAACAGGTCAACAATCCGAAAATGCAGATCAACGGCGCCGGGTTCGATGTGATGGAAATTCCCCTCGCTGTCGAGTCGCTTCCTGCCTTCATGCAGCAAAAATATCCCGTCCAGATGACGCTGCAAACCGAAGTGCGTATGCGCGCTGGCAAGCCTGAAACCATCGTTGTGGGCTTCGAACCTTCGGCCAAGGCGGCATAAGAATGTCCGTGTGCGCTCGGGCGATCCAACAGGCTGACGGTACGTTGCTGTTGGCGCTCGATCCTACGGTGAAAGACCTCTCGACCTGTGCTTACACAGTTGAGGATGGTGCAAGTAATGCATGGCGCGAGCTAGGCAACATGAGCACCGAAAACGCGATTGCCATCAGTACCGCTGTAGGGGTGTTGTGGGCAGGAGCATTCACCTTCCGGCTGCTAATCCAAGCGGTCAATACTTTCGAAAAGAGTCCTGAATCATGAAAAAAATCTTCAATCTCCGTTCCGCTGTCGCCGCTGCTGCTGCTGCTTCGTTCGCTGGTTCCGCTTCGGCTGCAATCGATACGGCCGGCGTGACTTCGGCTCTGACCGAAGCCGGCACCGCTGCCGGTGTGGTCGGTGCTGCTGTGCTGGTCGTCGTCGTCGGCATCAAAGCCTTCAAGATGATTCGCTCGGCAATGTAATTTCGG